ATTGGGTTTAAAGTAAACAAGGGGGATTCAATGCAAGAAGCTTTACAAACCACAGTAGCACAAGAAAATAATACCGCAATTAGCACAATTGTTGAAAAGCCAGTCGTGGCTGAAGTTGCAACAGTTGATGCTACCAAAGTTGAAACAAAAGAAGATCTACAACAAAAAGTAGCACCTAAGTTTGCAGCTTTAGCTAAAAAAGAAAAGATGATCTATCAAAAGAACCAAGCCGTTAAACAACGTGAAATGGAACTTGAGAGAAAGACACAACTTCTTGCCACTAAAGAAAAAGCAATCCAATTAGCTGAGACAGATCCTGAACAGGCTATGAAGCTACTTGGCTGGACTTATGATCAGTTGACTGAATATAAGTTAAAAGGCAAAGCTCCAGTTGATAGATCAGTTCTTCAAGTTAAAGAAGACCTGGAAAGATTTCAAAAACAAGTAGAAGAAAAAGAACGAAAACAATTAGAAGATCAAGCAAAACAAGCTCAAACAGAACAACAACAAACAATTAATGATTTCAAATTACAAGTAGTTAACTTTGTTTCAGAAAAGAAAGATGATTATGAACTTACTAATCTATTTGGAGAACAGGCTCTTGTTTATACGGCAATTGAAGAACACTTTAAATCTACTGGGAAAATATTAAAACAAAATGAAGCTGCTAAGGTAGTTGAAGATTATTTAGAAGACATGCTAAACCAAGGTATGAAGACAAAGAAATTTATGGCAAAACGTCAAGTTCTTGAGAAACCAGCCGAGAAACCTAGAGAAGTTAGGGAATCAAAAACCTTGACTAATGATTTGGTAACAACTGTTGGACCTGGATCTTTACCAGCAAAGACAGAAGAAGATAGAATTAAAAGAGCGCTTGCAGCTCTTGAGGGAAGTAAGACATAATTTAAGCGAAGCGAATTAGTGGGAAAGCAAAGAAGTTAATCCCTTTTAGGACTAGGGTTAGGTCCTAGTAAAGTTATTCAAAGCGCGGCCATGCAATTACCGCAAATAATTTGACGATAAACTTTTAACCTTTAAGGGAGAACTATATGAGTTCAAGTGCATTTTTAGACTTAACATCTATGAACGCGGCACTTAAAGAACTCTATGATGGACAAGTCGTAGAGAACTTGGTGTACGCGGATAATCCTGAATTAGCTCTTGTGAAAAAGAATACTGACTTCGGTGGCAAATATAAACCTGTCCCGATCGTGACTGGCGTTTCACAAGGTCGTAGTGCTACGTTTTCAAACGCTCAAGGTAATCAAACCTCAGTTCAAATCCAATCTTTTTTGCTTACTCGTAAACAAGACTATTCGATTGCAACTATTGACAATCAAACAATGCTTGCATCACGAACAGATAAGATGGCCTTCTTAGAAGGAGCAAAACTTGTAATTGATGGAGCTATCAGATCAGCTACTCTATCTCTTTCAAGCTCTCTTTTTAGAAGTGGAACTGGTTCGATTGGTGTTATTAGCTCTATTTCAACTGGAGTTATCACACTTACGAATACGACTGATGTTGTTCAATTCGAAATTAACCAAGTATTACAAGCTAATGCTACAGATGGTGGAACACCACGAGCAGCTCTTGGTTATGTAATTGCGGTTAACCGATCTGGAGGCACAGTTACTGTATCTGCTACAGGTCTTGGAGGAGCTGCTGGAACACCTTCTGGTTGGACAGCTGCGGACTTCTTGCTTGTACAAGGAGATAATAACAATAAACTTTCAGGACTCTCTGCTTGGCTTCCTGCAACAGCTCCTACATCTGGAGATAATTTCTATGGTGTAGATAGGTCTGTTGATACGGTTCGTCTTGCAGGTGTTCGCTATGATGGATCAGCACAGAGCATCGAAGAAGCTCTGATTGATTCAAGTTCTCTAGTAGCACGTGAAGGTGGAAAACCAAATGTTGGTGTTATGAACTATGCTTCATGGTCAGCTCTTGAAAAAGGACTTGGTGCTAAAGTTCAATATATTGACATGAAAGGTCCTGCCGACATTGCTTTCAGAGGCATCATGGTTAATGGTGCAAGCTCAACGATTAAAGTGTTTCCAGATAGAAATGCACAAGCACGAACATGCTACCTGCAACAAATGGAAACATGGTGTCTTGAGTCACTCGGTGATGCACCTCAGATCTTGAGATATGGTGATGGACTCGAAATGTTGCGTGTGGCGAATGCTGATGCTGGTGAAGTTCGTGTTGGTTACTATGCTAACCTTCGAACAAATGCACCAGGTTGGAATGCCAACGTTACATTGAGTGCTTAATTTATAACGAGGGGCCTTCGGGCCTCTCGCTTCTTTCTCTTGGGGGCAAGAGGAAGTCGTAAACCCGCCCATTAAGGGGAATTTATGGCTAATCGTTGGTTCACACAGTTTCCAAAAACATTGGAAAAAGAAGTTTGTTCAATCTATGCACGAGTAACGTTTGGATCTTCAGGAGCTCCTACACTAGATACGACAAATTCAAAAGGTATAGTTTCAGTTACTAGAAATAGTGCTGGGAAATATACATTCGTATTTGGAACTAATAGTGGAATGCTTGATACATACAATCGTCTTTTGATGGTTGAAACGTATTATGATTCCACTGGAAACTCTGGAACAGCTCCAACTGCTCCATTGACGTATTTAACCGGAAACTCCATTGCTACCGCTGGAACTGCAAGTCTTCAGTTGGTTATGACTAATACATCTGGAACTGCAACTGATCCTGCAAGCACTGAAGTGTGGCTGTTTAAGTTTGAACTTAAAAACAGCACAGCACCATAAGGAGATAGAAAAATGGCAATGACAGCAACTATCGCATTAAGTACTGCTACTTCGTATATCAACCAAGTGGTTAACTGTTCTTTAACAGTTAGTAACTCTAGTGGCTCAACAGTAAGTATGACTTCAATCACACCAACTGTGAAAGCAACTGGTGATGGTTTAGGTGCACCTGCAGGTTTAGGACTTGTGCCTTTAAGCACAGGATTTTCCACCTCTGTGGCAGCAAGTGGTTCTACAGTATTTACATTCTCTGTAGTTCTATTTTCTCCAAGTGCAACTACATATGATGTTGGAGCTCAATGTCTATCAAGCGATGGGTCAAGCTTTGCTCCAACCGCTACGACATTGACAGTATTACCATTACCACTTCCAGCGAGTGAATTATGATTCCAAAGATCACAACGATTACAGCTAAGCTTCATCCTCATGGAACCGAAAATAGCCAAGATATGGTTCCACAAGATGAACCTGATGATCATATTGAAGTTTTAAATAGCATTGCTGAAGAAGCTTTGCAGGCTATTACTTCAAGAGATTCTCACGGGCTTGCACAAGCATTAGCTGAATTTTGGGATGCAATTCGAATCGCTGATGAAGTTGAAGACGAAGAACACGAGTTATAGGAGAAGACCATGTCCACTACGATGACATTAGCACAGTTATCTGATGCTATTCGCCAAAGAGCGGACATGGTCAATGCCTCTGGGATTTATACAAACACTTTTGTAACAGCTAGCGAATTAACTTCTTATATTAATCAAAGCTATTTTGAGCTTTATGATCTTCTAGTTCAGAAGTATGGAGATAATTATTATGTAGCTGCTCCATTATCATTCAGTACAGATGGAACTACTTTTCAATATCCTCTACCTGATGGAACTAATTATTCAGCAGCACCAGCTCTTTATAAGTTTTTAGGACTAGACTTAGCTTTATCCCCTAATAGTCAGGATTCATTTGTTACTATAAGACCATTCATGTTTTCAGATCGTAACCGTTATGCAGTTCCTAACTTTCAAAGTTTTTATGGAGTTACAAATCTTAGGTATCGCTTAAATGGGACGAACTTGTGGCTAACACCCACTCCTGCAGCAGGACAGACGTTACGACTATGGTATGTGCCCAGACTTACTCAACTCATAAGTAACTCAGATACAGCAGATGGTATTTCAGGATGGACAGAATACATAATTGTAGACGGTGTTATTAAGTGCAAAGAAAAAGAAGAATCAGATGTTTCAGTTGAAATGGCTCAGAAGCAAGCATTGATTCAAAGGATAGAATCTGCAGCAGAAAATAGAGATGCTGGAAATCCTGCAGTTGTATCAGATGGACAATACTCAGATCTATGGTGGCCTACAGGGAATGGATCTGGTTATAACAGTGGAGCTATGTAATGGCTGATGTAATGTCTATCGCTAAAGTTCAAACTGATGACAGAAATGTAAATCAATTACAAAATAATATAATTTCAGGAGTTAATCCTGTTTTAAAAAATCCCTTAGTTAATGGAAATATATTGACTTCTGTTTTGCTTAACTCAGGAAATAATACGGTTAACCATAAGCTTAACAGAAAGCTTCAAGGATGGTTCTTAGTTAGACAGCGTGCTCCAGCAGATGTCTCTGATAATCAGGATAATAACCAGAATCAAGATACAACATTGGTATTAGTAGCAAGTGCGGAAGTGACAGTTGATCTATATGTTTTTTAGGAGAATGTAAATGCCGACTACAACAACTCCGAATATGAATTTAGTATTACCGGATGTAAGCGTAGAACCTGGACCTCAGTGGGCCAGTGATCTAAATACAGCTCTTGATTTAGTAGATGCCCATGATCATACCACTGGCAAAGGAGTGCCAGTACCTTCTGCTGGATTAAGTATAAATGCAGATCTTCCATTCGGAAATAATGATGCAACAACTTTAAGAAGTACACGTTTCACAAGTCAAGGATCTCCTTTATCTACAGCTCCTGACGTAGATTGTGTCTATGTTTCAGGCGACAATCTTTATTACAATGATAATTCAGGTAATAAAATACAGATCACATCTGGTGGTGGACTTAATCCTTCAGCAGTACCACAAGCTACTACGACTACTTTCGGAACAGCTAAGCTTGGATCAGTAACTCCTCCTGCAATTGGAGTTGGTACTGCAGGAACTGCAAATGGTGTGGTAGCAAATGCCAATCATACTCATACAGGACTTCATCAAATTCAATCAGATGCAAATCCTGCTTTAACAGGAGATGTAGTTTTAGCATCTGGTGTAGGTGTTGCTTTAACACAAACTTCTCAAACAATAACGGTAAGCGCACAATCAGGGGCATCAGGACCTGTATTTGCTTTTTATAATTTCGGATAAGGAGAATTTAAATGGCAGCCAATACTAATGCGGTTTTTCTTTTAACTCCAAAGACTGGTTTTACTATAACAAGTACTTCAGCCGTTACTAGTTTTGATGGAACGGATGCAAACGTTAAACTGCTATTTACTGCCAGTGCAACATTTGGATCTAAAATAGAAGATGTTTACTGGCAATATACTGGAAGTACAGGGGCCAATAGTCCTAATATTAGATTCTGGATAAATAATGGATCCACAGTAGCGACAGCTGCTAATAATAGCTATCTTATGGAATTTAATATTCCTAATGTGACTGTTAGTCAAATGGCAGTTAACTCTCCTGGATCTGTTGGACTTATGTGGAGAGCTAATTTAATTTTACCAGTTAGTTATAGATTATATGTTGCAACTACTGCTGCGATAACAAATGGTATTGCAGTTACTGCGGTTGGTGGAGATTATTAATGAGTAAATTAGATTTTTTTGGTTTCCCATTACAACCAAAAGAACCAAGCGAGATTTTAATTAATACAGGAAATGGTAATGGATCAACATTCACTGGGGTAAGACGATTTGATAATATTGCCTATAGTAGTGGTGCTGCAATTTATACATTGGATTATTCTGAAAGAGCTGCAATTGGTACAGTCCTATTAATAAATGAAGATGGACTATATGAAATTTCAATTGGAGATTTAGTAGGTGGAACTCTTGATTCTGGAGTTGCAAAAAACATTTTAGCATCTCAAACTACTTCAGCATTCAGTGCAATTCCTGCTTATTTAAAACTAGTATCTTTATCTGGAGCTAGTTCAGGTAATTCTACTAGATCAAGATGGTTAGAAAGAGGAGATAAACTATATTATCTTAGTAATGGAACAAGCAGTAATGCTGATGTTGCTTATTTACATGTAACACAAGTCGCTAGGTTATGAGCGTGAAATGGCACTGGTAAAACAGAATGTACCAATTAGTTTCGAACAAGGGATAGATACAAAAACCGATCCTAAACAAATCTTAATAGGAAAGCTTTTCATTCTAGAAAATATGATATTCATTTCTCCAAAACGTCTAAAAAAGAGAAATGGATTTATGTCATTGCCTTCAAGTATAAATGGAACAGCCAATTCAATAACTGCAGGTGCAAGCCTAAGCACATTTAAAGATGAGGTGATAGAAACAGATGGAACGACAGTATACAGTTTCGGGGATGAAACCCAAGGATGGACAAGCAAGGGAAATCAGTACAATGTGGCTGTTAACGCCGCACCGGTGGTCAGAAATACATATCAACAAACCTCTCAAGATTCCTGCTTTCATCCATATGGGCTCTATACATTTGTGTGGGAGGATTCGTCAGGAGGGTCCAGATACTCAGTCATTGACCAAACCACTGGTCAACATATTGTCAGTAACGTTCTCATCTCAGCAACAGCTAGTATCCCAAAATGTTACACCCTTGGAACACAAGTCATTATTATATTCTTTGATTCATCCAATAGTAGAATTCGTTATAAGACTTTTCCGGCAGTAAATCCAACTGCTATTACATCTGCTGTAGATCTAACAACAGATAACAATACTACTCCTGTATTTGATGCCATTGTAACAAATAATAGATTTTTTCTTACTTATAATAACAATACAGCAGGAATAAACATTTTATATCTAATACCAATACTTTTAACCCCAGTAACTCTCACAGTTGCAGGAGATGCAGCACAGACCATTTCTTTATTCTCAGACACATCAAATAATGTATGGGTTATTTATTATAATGGTACATCGGTAAAAGTATTCATAGTTGATTTTGATTTAGTATCAGTTTTGACGACGACAGTTATAGAAACTATTGCTAATGTCCAGAGAGTTACCGGAGATTATAATGGAACTTTGGGACAATTATTTTATGATGTTAGTGGAACTCCTAATTCTAATTTCTTTACTAAAATAAATACATTAACAGTATCTGGAACAGTAGGAACGCCATCAGTTCTATGTAGATCTATCGGAATAGCTTCTAAATCTTTCTTTTATAATAATATGTCTTTGATTATTCTTGCATTTGATAGTCCACTCCAACCTACATATTTCTTATTAAATAATTCAGGAGTTGTACTTGCTAAAATATCACCTGATTTAGGTGGAGGAATTCCTTCTAAACGGATTGTTCCTAATGTAAATGAAGTTTCTACCGGAGTATTTGAAATTTCTTATCTTCAGAAAGACTTTGTAACGACTCAAACTGGTGGACAAGTATATTTTCAATTAGGAGTAATGTTTTCAGTATTAGACTTCACAGAACAAGCTACACAGAAAATAGAACTAGGAAATAATCTTCAATTAACTGGTGGACAATTATCAATGTATGATGGTGCCACAACAGTTGAACAGAACTTTGTTATATATCCAGAGCAAGTTACTAATACAGTTCAAAACATAGATGGAGCGCTAAGCCCCAAGCAATATCAATATGCTGTGACTTATGAATGGACTGATAATTATGGACAGATTCATAGATCCACGCCTAGTGTTCCATTAACGGTTGATTTAAATCCAAATACAGCTCAAACGGCTTTTAATTTCACAGCCGATACAAACTCATCTCAGACTCTTACGAATGTATCTAGTATTGCTAGTATTACTATAGGAGCCATAATCACTGGAACAGATATTCCATTAAATACTTATGTAATAGGAATAATCTCATCTAATAGTATTTTAATATCCCAGAATGCTACAGGAACTACCGCTAGTGTAATAATGACATTAAGGCCAAACTTTAGTTTCTTAGCATCAACTAAAAATGGTTCTGTGACAATGACTCCTGGAGATATGCAATATCTTAATCTCATAGGAACATGGACTTCAGGATCTTCGACGATAACAGTAACTGATACTTCAGGTCTTGTTGGATTTAGTGGACCTGTAGGACAAGGACAAAGATTTGATACAAACTCTGGAGATTTTCCAAATAATACAATTATCAATTCAATAAGTGGAAAGACTTTAACTTTAAGTCAACCGGCAAGCACTACTAAGACAAATACAGTTGCTGTAATAACTCAAAGATTCACAGGAGATACTATGATTGGATCTCCTGATATCACAAACGTTAATGCTTCATTCATAACCACATTTCTGAGTCCAGGTCAGCATGTGGCTATTGCAGGAGTTTATCCAGCCAATATTTTGAGAATAGTTAGTCTTGGAACTAATACTGTAACTGTGAATGTTAACTTTGGAGCAACAACTGTTGGAGTAATATTTGATGCGTTCATTAATGCATCTGCTCAATTAGTAGTTGGAGAAACAATAACTGATACCAATGCTGGGGCAACATTATTTACAGATACAACTATTGAAACTATTGCAAGTAATATAATAACACTATCTCAACCAGCTACAGCCACTCAGACAAGTGCTACTTTCAACACAAATACTGTTTTTGCTGTGACATTAACAATTCCAACGTTAAGAGTGACGTCTAAAACAGGAGTATTGATTAAAGTTTATAGAACCGAAGGAGATGGAACTCTATTTTATTTGGTTTCATCTATAACTTCACCAACATTTAATGACAAAACTGTTGATTCAGTTACTTTCTATGATGGAACTGGAGATACTCAGATAATTGGAAATGAACAATTATACACAAATGGTGGAGAATTAGGAAATATAGCTCCTCCAGTAAGTAAAAGCATCTCATCTTATAAGAATCGTGTTATTCTGATACCATCTGAATCTCCAAACCAATTCTATTATTCCAAACAAGTCATTCCTGGAAGTCCGGTCGAATTTACAGCTGAGTTTGTTCAAAATATAGATCAAAAAGGAGGTGATCTTACAGTATCACTTCAAATGGATGATAAATTGATCTTATTCAAGAACCAGAACATATTTTATATGGTTGGAGAAGGACCTTCACCTAATGGCGCAAATAATGATTTTAGTTCACCACAATTAATAGCAACAGATGTTGGATGTACTGAGATCGCCTCTCCAGTTTTAATGCCTTTAGGAATAATGTTTAAATCTGAAAAAGGAATATATCTTTTAGATAGAAGTTTAAATGCACAATATATTGGTGCAGATGTTGAGATTTATAATTCTGATACTGTGACTTCAGCTAAACTTATAGGTCCTACTAATCAAGTTAGATTCACATTAGATAGTGGAATATGTCTTGTTTATGATTACTTCAAACTTCAATGGAGCGTTTTTACTAATGTGAATGCAGTTGATGCTACAATATTTCAAGATAAACATACATATTTGCAATCAAATGGTTTGGTAAAACAAGAAACTCCAGGACAATTCAGTGATGATGGAGAATTCATAAGATGGAAAATTGTTACTTCATGGTTGTCTTTTGTTGGTATCCAAGGATTTCAAAGAGTATGGAGAATGCTTGTTTTAGGTGAATACAACACTCCTCATAAATTACTTGTAAGTTTTGCACATGATTTCAATCCTTATATTACTCAAGAAGAGATAATTGATGCTGGAGCTGCATTTCCATCAGATTTGTATGGGTCAGTATCACCATATGGTGCTGATCCTGTTTATGGTGGATTATTTCCACTATACCAATGGCGAGTAAGGCTTAATGAGCAAAAGACAGAAACTGTTCAGGTGACTCTACAAGATGCTCAAGAACCAGATTTTGGTGAAAGTGCTAGCATATCTGCCATATCGTTTGAAATAGGATTAAAGAAAGGACTCTTCAAGAAGTTGGGTCCAGGAAATACATTTGGATGAAATCAAGGAGATATACAGAATTGGATTATATGGAAATGTGTAAATGGTGGGAAAAAAGAGGACTGCCAGCACCATCAAAGGAATATTTGCCTAAGATTGGCTATTTAGTCGAAGATATGGCTGCAGGGTTTCTTTATCAAACAGATGGAAATATAGGATTATTAGATATGTATATTACAAATTCTGAACAAGAGCCTAACCAAAGAGTTGATTCTTTAAGAGCAATTACTACAAGTCTTTTGGGATACGCTAAACAAATAGGAATCAAAGCAATTAAGTTTGATACTAAATTCGATGTTATTAAAATCTTAGCTACAGAGAATGGATTTATTTATACAGGAGAGCATTCATCTTACTTTAAGGAGATATAAATGGGTGGAATAGCGGGTGGAATAGCACAAATAGCAGCTCCGGCAATAGGTGGAATGCTGGGTCAAAGTGGGGCCTTTGGATCTAGAAATACATTCAATCCTGCATCTGCTCCATTAAATACACAGCAATTCGCAGGAGCTATTAAAAGTAGCCAAGATGTTTCAAATAGAAACTTTCAAAATGAACAAGCTCTAGCAGAGGCTTTACAAGCACAAACAAGAGGTCAAGGTCCTAGTCTTGCTCAATCTCAATTACAACAAGCCACTAATAGAAATATTGCTCAGAATGCTGGACTTATTGCTTCACAAAAAGGAATTAATCCCGCTCTCGCAACAAGAGCAATAGCCCAGAATGCTGCAATGACAGGTCAAGAGATGGCAGGACAATCAGGATTGCTTAGGTCCCAAGAGCAACTAGGAGCTCAACAACAATTAGGAGGAGTTTTAGGAACATTGGGAGGTCAATCTTTAGAACAACAACAATTATTTCAAAGTGCTAATGCTGCTCAAAATCAAGCATTATTAGGACAAACCAATCAACAGAATCAATTAAATGCTGCAAGAGCACAACAAGGAGCAGAATATGGTCAGAAAATATTAGGAGGAGCAATTAGTGGTGGTGGTGCTGCTGCAGGAAAGATGTTTGGATTAAGTGATGGTGGAGAAGTTCCTGGGGAAGCTAAATTTGGTGGTGATGATCCTAAAAATGATACTGTGGATGCTAAATTATCTCCAGATGAAATTGTTCTTCCAAGAACTGTAACTAAGAGCAAAGATGCTGGCGATAAAGCTAAAGAATTCGTAGAACATATTAAAGGACAAGCAAGTAAAAAAGAATTGAGTTATGGGGATGTTCTTGCTTCTCATCAAAAATTGATGGATCGAATGGACAAATTAGAAAAGAGAGTAAGAGGCGCATAATGTCTGATTATAGTATAGCTAATGAGAATGATGATCTATTTAAAATACAACATCCAGATGGAAGTACATTTAATGTAGCTAAAAATGGATTAAGCCCTGATCTAGTTGCCAAGATAAGAGAAATGGGCAAGTCAGTACAAATACCTAAAGATGCTGTTGATGCATCTATTGAAGAATCAAACCAATCCTCTGCAGCACCAGCAGCTCCTCAAGCATCTGCAGAAAATGTTCCAACTGTTCCAACTAGCCCACAATTAAATTTGCCATCTCCATTAAAAGATATATTTCAGGAACAACAAGCTGGAATTAAAGGACTTGCAACTAGTCAAGCTGCTTTGTCTGGAGAACAAGCTAAACTTTATCAGAATTTTAATACACAAATGGATAAATCAATTCAAACATATAATAATAAGAAACAAGATATTGAAAATCAATTACAACAAAACTTCCAAGATGTTGCTTCATCTAAAATAGATCCAAATAGAGTTTGGAATAATGCTTCTACTGCCTCTAAAGTAGCGGCAACAGTAGGAATAGTTCTAGGATCTATTGGTTCTGCAATTTTAGGTAATAATAAAAATGAAGCTTTAGAAATTATTAATAGAACTATAGATCAAGATATTGATTCTCAAAAAGCAAATATTGGTAAACAACAAAGTTTGCTAAGATTTAATTTAGATAGATATAAAAATGTTCAAGATGCAGAAGCTGCTACTCGTCTTCAATATATGTCTACATTACAAGGACAACTTGCTGCATCTGCAGCCAAAGCCGGAACTCCTCAAGCTCTTGCTAATTATCATATAGCTAATGCTCAATTAGTATCTCAGATGATTCCTCTATCTGTTCAATTAGCACAAAGACAAGCTGCGATGGAATTAAGTGGTGGGGGTGGTAAAGTTCCAGGACAAGTAAATATAGAAGCTCTAGATCCATCAACAAGAGAAAGATTAGTTAGTACTCCAGGGACTCCATCAGGTTTTGCTCTTTCTAAAACTAAAGAACAAGCAAAAGAAACAAGTGATGTTTTAAGTACTTTAGATGAATTAGATAAAAACGTTGATAAAGCTATTACACATGCTCAAGAAGGCTTTGGGGCTGGAGCTTTTGGAGTAGGAAGTGAACATTATCATGCTGGAGAAGCTTTAAGAGCTCAAATGCTTACATCATTCCATAGACTACAAGATTTAAAAAGAGTTGGTACTGGAGATGCTGCAAAGCAATTTGAAAAGATGATACCTGATCCTGGTCAATTTCGAAGTGGAGAAGCTATTAAACGATTACAAATGTTAAAAGATGCTATTAGAGATAAGAAAAATTCAGAATATCAAAATCATTTAGAAGGATACAATCCAGGACAAATAAAAGAAAGTGCTCCTAAGTTAGGAAAATAATGGATACTCAAGAAGAATCCGTAAATGTTATTAATCCAGCTGGGAAATTGGTATCCATACCTAAAAGCCAATCACAAACAGCATTAGCTCAATATGGTTATAAGCCAGCATCAGATCAGGATATTTTAGATTATCAACAACAACAAACCTATGGAACTGGAGCTGGAAATGCTATCAAAGCATTTGGATTAGGAGCTGCAGGAGGAGCTACTTTTAATATTGCCCCATATTTAATGGCATCTGAAATAGCGCCTGGAGTGCCCGCAGTAATATCTTCAGAAAAACAAAAAGCATTACAGAAATATCAACCAGAAGCCTATACAGCCGGAGAAGTTACAGGAATAGGTGGAAGTCTTTTAGTTGCTCCAGAGGCTGATGCAGCAAAGATTGCTTATGATGCTTTAAAAGCAGCACAAGCAACAGGAGATGCTGCCCAGATAGCCAAAGCGGCCGCCGACTTGGCTGCTGCTAAGACAACTCTGGCAGGTCTTGATGTTGTTAATCCTGTATCTGCTGTTAGTAAGATAGGTGGAAAAGCAGCCAATCTATTATCAACTCCTGAAAACGCTTCTATTGCTGCCAAGATTCTAAATCAATCAGGATCATACGCTTTAGGGTCAGCTGTAGAAGGTTCTATATATGGTTTAGGACAAACTATCCATGAAGCTATTCTTGGAGATCCAGATGTTAATGCTGAAAGACTTATATCTAATGTTGGTTTAAGCGCTCTCTTATCAGGAGCTATGGGAGGTGCAGTAGGTGGCCTTTCTGGTTCTTATGCAGGAATTAAAAATAAATTCTTTGATAAAGAAATACAAAAAGCAGCCCTAAGAGATTCTATATCTGAAGTGGCGGCTCCTGGTCCTCCAGGATCTTTAGAAGATATGAGACAGAAACTTGCCTCAGCTCAATATATGGGATTGTCTACTGATTTACCTGGAAAAGAATTACTTCATGATGCTGCAATTAAAGTTCCAGATATGGAATTGCCTGTTACTAAGCTTCAGTTAGAAAGTCTTGTTGATCAAAATATTAGAGATAAATACAAGGCAATAAAAGAATCTGATAATTTTGCAGGAAAAACAATTAGAGATTATGAAATATTACAAAAACAAGAAGCTCTTGCAAAAACTAAAACAACAATTGAATCATTAGGAGAAAATTTAACTTCAGATCCAGTTAAAGCTGGTAATGATTTAATAAAAGGATTTAGCAAACAATATAAAGATGAAAAAGAATCACTAGGACCATTTTTCAAAGATTTTGATAAAACACGACTTAATTCAATAACAGAACCTGGAAAAATATTAACAAGTCTAGAAGGAGCAATTCCAGGAACATCTGATGTTTTAAAAATAGAGAATGGTAAATATTCAATGTTTCCATATAGAGCATCACTACCAGTTAGTCGTGAAACCTATAATGCAATGAAAGATGTAGTTGATGGATTAAATGAAAAAGTAACTATTGGTGGACTTAGAAATATAAGAGAAGCTGTTTCCGATAGAATAGACTGGATGAAGCCAAGAGAAGCAATGCAATTAAGTTCTCTTAAAAAAGGATTAATGGATGTAATACAGGACAATGTACAAGCATTAAATCCATCAATGGAAGTAAGAGAAGCCTTTAAGAAATATGCAATAAATGAAGCCAATAGAGAAGTATTAGAAAGAATAATGGGTGGAAGTATTAGTGCCAAATCTTTTGGTAAAACTATAAAGCCAGAAGATGTAATATCTAGAATATTTGGTAATACTATATCTGTTAAAGCAGCAAAAGAAATCTTAGGTCATAATGAATTTAATAAAGTTGTTGGAAATTATCTTTCTCATAATATGGAAAAAGTTACTGATGCAGCGACTAATGGGTTTTCATCTAAAAGATTTAATTCATTTTTAAAAGGGAAATCTCCAGAATTAAATGAGGCTTTTAAAGACAATCAAGATAGATTATCCAGGATTCATGCCCTAACAGATATAATGAGAATATTGCCTGATTCAGGACCATTAAATCCTTCTGGAACAGCTACAAAATTAAGCCTTTTAGAAAAAATGAAACACATATCACATTATTTATCGAAAGAGGGCTTGGCTTCTGTTCCTGGAAACGCATTGAAATTTTTATCTGATAAAATGGGAGAAGCAAAACAAGCAAGAGAAATAGATGAGGTCTTAGCAGGACAATATGAAAATAAAGCAAAGAAATATACCATATTATCTAATATGGAAAAGATGGCACAGAAAACTTCCCAAGATATATCTGGTAAGGCTAAAAAGTTATTTAATTTCAGAGAGCCATTAACTGGATATATTGGCGCTAAGATAGTTCATGAAACTCATGATGAAAGAGCAGTTAAACATCAGCAAGTCGCAGATAATATAAATCATTTAAATAATAATCCTGAATATTTCGTCGATAAACTTCATGAAGTTACAGATTCATTCTTTCATGCAGCTCCACAAATAAGTTCAGCCCTTCAACAAACAGCTATTAGAGCTACACAATTCTTAGCATCTAAGGTTCCAACAGGGCCATCATCATTGTTATCTCCTGCATATGTTCCATCCAATTCTGAAATAGCTCAATTTGATAGATATCATCGGGTTGTTCAAAAGCCTTTAGAAGTTATGACTAGGCTTAAAGTTGGGGATTTAACTCCAGAAGATATGGATGGATTAACTAGTGTTTATCCTAAACTTTATCAACAAATGAGAGTTGAAGTTCAGGATAAAATGACTGATTTCTTATCTAAACATGATTCAAATGAAATACCATATAGAACCAAATTAGCCTTAAGTCAGTTCTTAAATGAAGATCTAGTAGACTCTCTAAATCAACAGCAAATAGCCTCAACTCAAATGATAATGGCTGGTGGAGGTCAACAACAAGCCGCCAATGAAGTGGCCAATACAGTCAAAGGAAGTCAGAAAGGATTAGATAATCTAAAGATAGCTGAGAGCTCTATGACTGATATTCAAAAATCAGCTCAAAGAGAAGGTGTCTAATGTCTGGAAGGAAAAATACATTAACTCCCATATACATAATAACAAATGGAGATATGTCTGGGAATATCACTTCTAATTCTACTAATGTCCAATTTCTAGATGACGTATCAGTTCAGATTGTAATTACAGGAAGTCCTACAGGAGAATTCTTTTGGGATGTGTCTCTAGATAATACTAACTTCGTTTCCATTCCCATGACTCCTTCAGCCTCAATATCTGCAGGGAGCCCAAATGATATTGGAATTGATTATGAAAGAACTGCCTTCGTTTATGTAAGAATTAGATATGTATTTGGATCTGGCAGTGGGACTTGCAATGCTAAATTGTCTGCGAGGATGCAATGAGTACTCTATATATTAGAATACCTAATTCATCTAGCACAACAACAGCTGATGTTAATCTTGTTGGAATAAATGGAGTTGCTCCCTCTGTTGGTAATGGTATTGCGACAACTGGAACACTTCGTGTTGCAATTGCTTCTGATAATAGTCCTGTCCCAGTTTCATTTACTCCATCTGGAACTCAAGATGTGAATATCACCAAATATGGTGGAACATCGACGACTCTAGGTCAAAAGGCTATGACCGCTAGTATTCCTGTTGTTATTGCTAGTGATCAATCCGCTGTGGCGGTATCTGGAACTGTAGCAGTTACTCAAAGTACTTCTCCTTGGGTTGTATCTGGTACTATTTCAGCAACGCAAGGAACTTCACCATGGGTCATATCTGGAACTGTAGCTACTTCAAATTTCCCAACAACTGTTGATACTAATTATGGAACTGTTGGTGCAAGTACAATTCGTACAGCAGCACAGATTGGCAATGCTACAGGGGCTGCGGCTTTTAATGCAGGAACTACAACTTCCCAGACTTTAAGAGTTGTACTACCTACTGATCAAACTTCCATTCCAGTCACTCAATCTACAAGTCCATGGGTTATTTCTGGTACAGTCACAGTGTCTAATCTTCCAACAACTCTAGATACAAATTTTGGGACTGTTGGAGCTAATACCTTGAGATCTGCTGCACAAATAGGGAATGCAACTGGAGCCGCGTCATTTGGGGCGGGGACAATTAGCGCACAAACATTAAGAGTAGTTTTGCCCACAGATCAAACTGTTATTCCAGAAACTCCATCACCAGATGCTACTGCTACATATGCTCTAACTAACATTGATAGTACAGTTCTAGAAGCTAGTCATGTTTTGAAAGCATCAGCTGGAAAGTTATTTACTGTTACTGGATATAATAACAATTCTGGAAGACAATTTGTTCAGTTATTTAATTCTACAACAGTTCCAGCTGATGGCGCAGTACCTGTAGTAACATTTTTAGTTGCAGCTACGGCTAATTTTTCTTTGGATTATGGAAGATGGGGTAGATATTTTTCAACAGGAATAGCTATTTCAAATTCATCTACAGCAGCTACTAAAACAATAGGTAGTGCTGACTGTTGGTTCTCGACGACGCTTATATGAGTTTAATAATAAGTCCAAATGTTACAAGTTTTTCTAAGTTAGGAGATACGCTTTTAAGTGGTGATGTAACAATAAGTGGTGGAACGGGCATACTTTTAACTGAAGCCTCACAAGATATACAAATAGAATTAAGTGCTATAGCTATAGGTACTACTGTTACTAGTGGAACTGCCGGATCTATTCTATTTGTGACTGCTTTTGGATTATCACAGAATAATACAAAATTATTTTGGGATAATGTTAATTTTAGAGAAGGAATTGGTACAAATTCAAGTCTAACTGCAAAAGTAAATATTGTAATAGGTTCTGCAACAGAAATTGGTCTTAATATAAAAGCTGCAGCTTCACAAAGTGCTAATACTTTTGATATCTATGACTCTTCAGGAAATACTAATACCTCTTTTGATTTTTCTGGAAAATTAAAATTAAATCTAACCGCAAGAAGCATATCTGCTAACGAAACACTTATTTCATGTGGGAGCTCTATAATAACTGTTAGTTCAGCAATATCTGTCGCTGGAATATCTTTTGCTCAAACATATCTTTATACAGTCTCTCAGACAGCTTTTGCTGGTAATATCTTATATAGTAATTCAACGATATATAAAAATTCTCCATCACTTACTGGAAGTATTGGAAATGTAACTCTTAGTTTTAATAATATTCCTATTTATACTGCAGATACAAACGTCACCACAATGGGTCTTTTAGCCTTGGGGTATAGAGATAATCCTACATTTAATACAGTTAATGGTGGAACTCTTACATCTGCTCTATGGTTTTCTTTTGTATCTACTCCTTCTGTCAATGCAGGCGCAACAATTACAGATCGTCGCGGTCTGTATATTGCTGATTGTCTTGGGACCACAACCAATACTGCAATACACATAGATAATTTAGTTAGTGGTGGAACTAATTATGGAATACGTTCTGGAATAGCTTCTAATGCAGCTAGTTGGTTTCTATACCATTCTGGTACAGCAGTAAGTAATCACACTGGAATGTTTAAAATTGGCGATGTAACTCAGCCAACTGCAATGTTAGATGTTCTTAATACAACGGGCGCAAATCCGGTTCTTAGAATTAGAGGTGCCGCTAGTCAATCAGGAAATTACTTTAGAGCTGCAGATAGTGCTAATGCTACAATAGCAAATATAACTTCAACTGGTAGTGTTAATTTTGCAGTTCCTGTAGCTGCAGTAGCAACACTTGGTAGTACTTCTTCAACTGCAGTACATCAAATAAATGGAGGTCTTAATGTAACAACTAGAACAATAACAAATAATTTAACTATAGATACAACAACTAGTGATTATATAATATTATGTAATTTCTCATCTGGTAAAACAGTTACTTTACCTGCTCCAACAAATGGTCGATTAATTATTATTAAAGATATTTCAGGGACAGCAAATACTAATAATATTACATTAGCTAGAAATGGATCTGAAACAATAGATGGAATTGCGGCAAGTAAAATATTTCAAACTGATTGGGGTGAATGGGTTATTACTTCAGATGGAACAAACTGGATGAGCTCATAAATGGCACAAAAAATTGCAAGAAAATTATTCACAGGAAGTGGTAGTTGGGTAGCTCCTGCAGGAATTACAAGAGTTAATCTTTATGGCCGTGGAGGATCTGCAGGCGGTGGTGGAGGTGGTGGTGGAGGAGGTGGATCAACTACAGCTGGTGCAGGGGGCGGCGGTGGCGGTGGAGCTGGTGGCTCCGCTTTTACAATTTCTTATCCTGTTACAGTAGTTCCAAATACTACATATACAGTAACGATTGGAGCAGCAGGAACAGCTGGAACTGCAGGAACAGCTGCTGTTGCTAATGTCGCTGGTGCTACTGGTGGGAATGGTGGAAATGGCGGAGCAGGAGGTGCTACATCTTTTGGATCACTTGCTACTTTTCAAGGAGGTTTAGGTGGAATTGGGGGCAATGGAGGAACATTAGCGGCAGGTGGAGCAGGAAAAGGAAGTGGGGCTGGAACATATACTGCCACTGCATTTACAGGAAATAATGGTGGTGCTGCTAATGTGGCTGGATCTAATGGTTTGGCAACACCATTGGGTCCCTATTTTGCCAATGGTACAGCAGGAACAGGTGGTAATGCTGGAGGAGCAGGCGGAGGTGGTGGTGGGGGTGGTACATCTACACCTCTTTCAAGCGATGCTACAGGGCCAAATGGTACAAATGGTGGCAATGGCGGCGCTAGTGGATCAGATGGAGTTGTAGCAGCAACAGCTGCAACAGCAATATCAGGTTCTGGTGGCCCTGGCGGCGGTGGCGGCGGAGGTGGTGGTCTTAAATCTGTAACAGGTACAAATGGTGGAGCTGGAACTGCAGGAGCTGCTGGAACTGCAGGACAATTAATAGTTGAATGGTATGAATAAAATATTAGTCCTTATTAAAGATAATAAAGTAGTCAATAAAGTTGTTGGAGATTCAGATTATATTGAACTTATTAAAGATGATTATGATTTAGTTTTAGAAGTATCAGAAGAAAAATTAGTTAATCCTGGAGATATATATGATTCAAAAACAGAAACATTTATAAATCCAATAGCAAAAATTGAACCTGATTATACAATTAAAGATTCAATATCATTTATTCTTCCAACAAATTTGGGAAATTTCGAAGTGAACATAAAAGATAGTATTGCATCAGCAGGGTGTGCTCAATATAAAACATTATTGCTAAGAGATTCATTGAGAAAAATATTGGATTCAACATTGATTTCTGGCCCCTTTTCAATAACAGAAGCTAATTTAGAATTTGGCGGAATAGGATCAGTGAAAGTAAAAATAGAAGATTTACAATATAGTTTATCAATATTAGATAAATTAAATATTTAATAGGATATTATGGATTATATAGCTCATATAGATGATTCTTTAATAGATAGAGTAGAAAAAGGATTTAGTCGTCAATATGGATATCAAGAATTTATTATTGATACTAATAATCCTGATAGAGATCTTATTCCAAACCCTCAACCAAAAAAAGAATTCATAAATCAGAAATTGACTAAGTTCCTTCTAGATTCTGTAACTGCAAATGAGGTAAATCTAGCTGTAGATCAAGCAAGACAATTGGCCTTGCAAACAGCTATTAGTTTGGATGTTGTTATTAAACCTATATTTTAGGAGATATTATGAAGATTGATTTTAGCCAAATATTAAAGAATATAGAAGGAAAGGAATTGAAAGAAAAAAAAGAGGATTCTAAAGAAGATATCCCTATTATTCTTTCTAAAATATGTGTTGAAGCTTTAATGGCAACCTTACAAGATGAAAAATCAAATGGGGAAGAAAAACTTAAACGATATAATCTTGCTGAAAAGATTCATAAAGCGCAAGAATTAGAAATAGCTACTGAAGATATTGTTCTTTTAAAGAAAAGAGTGGGGGATGTTTATCCTACTATAATTGTTGGTCCAGCTTTTAGGATGCTTGAGGGTAAATGAAATTATCAGATCTTCATCCTAATCCATTTAATCCAAGGAAAATCACAGATGAAAAGCTTAAAATGCTCAATGCCAGTATTGACACATTCGGAGATCTCTCAGGGATCGTCTTCAACAAAGCCTCTATGCAAATCGTTTCGGCGCACCAGCGACTTAGATGCCTACCTAAAGATGCGACAATCACAATTACGAAGACATACGAGAAACCGACTAAAAGAGGAACAATTAAAGAAGGTTATGTTGTTATCGACGAAGAAAGATTTAGCTATAGAGAAGTAGATTGGGATCCGATTACTGAGAAGGCTGCTAATATTGCGGCCAATCAGCAAGGTGGAGATTTTGATACTCCGAGACTTGCTGACATGATTTTAGAAATAGAAAGTAATAATTATCCAATTGAATTATTAGGATTTGATAAAGAGGAATTAGAAAATATTATGGCTCCAATTGGGGAATATCCATCAAATATTGATGATCTTCATCAGAAGATTTGTCCTAAATGTGGAGAGAAAATTTGAGTTTTCATCAATTGGGAGAGATATGTTCAGGATGCAATAAATTACTAGAAATGTGTCATCCTGAAATGGAAAAGTTTTTTATGTGGGCCAAATCATTTAATGAAGATCTTCATATTTCAGAAGGATGGAGATCACAAGAAGATCAAGCAAAAGACTTCGATGAAGGTCGAAGTGAGCTTAAATGGCCTATGTCTAAACATAATTTTACAATGAATGGATATCCATATTCCTTGGCTTTGGACCTGTTTCAGATGGATGAGCATATGAGAACTAAATATGATCATAATTTTTACGAACAGTTATATAATGAGGCTTTGGAAGCTGGTTTTTCGATAAGATGGGGTGGAAGTTTTAAATCATTGCAAGATAGTGATCATTTTGAGTTAATTATATCGAATCAATTCGATGCATAAGGAGATTATATGCCGCTTAAACCAGGTCATTCACAAAAAACAATAAGTTCAAACATCAGAGAAATGGTAGCTTCTGGCCACCCTCAAAATCAAGCGGTGGCTGCTAGTCTGGCTAATGCTCGAAGACATGCAAAGATGGCGTTGAAAAGAGCATTTGGTGGAAAGATTTATGAACCTGTTGAGGGTCATGAAGAAGATGCTGGTCAAGAAGCAACAGCTCCTCAAGATCATGATTTAGAAGAAGTACAAGATGATTACACCGAAAATGAAGGATATTGGAAGGGTGGAAAATATTGGACTGGTGGAGAAGTAGGTGAAGAAGATTACTATGAATCCTATGGTGGAGATGATCCACAATATGGATATAACTATAAAGACAATGAACATGGTGATCAGATGGATTTAGTTGATAATAAACAAGCTTCATTACAAGAACGTCCAAGCAAAAATATGTTCAGAGATTCTGAATCAGATAGAAGTGGTTCTTATGTAGATAGGGCTTTATCACATGCAGATGATGCTGAAGATGGTGGTCCAAATGCGAGACATGAATTTTCTATGTCTCGTAGAGAATATGCTGATGGTGGAGAAGTAGATGAACAAGGATCTGAGAGTTTAAAGAAAGCTTTTCATTCAAGAAAAGATGAATCAGAACATTATAATCCTGGTGAATCTTTTATGGATAAAGTTAAAAAAGCTGTGGCTGGTGGTCCTGAGAAAAAGAAAATGGCTCATGGTGGAATGGCTGGATTTGCAAGAGCCATAAAGAGAGGTTACTAATGCCTACTGGAAATCTTCGATTCGTATCAGAAGTACTATTAAATGCAGCAGATGCTTCTACTAACCAGACGAGTGGCCAACTTGATACAAAAGAAATGGCCAGAGTTAATGTAGTAGTTTCAACTACTGGAACAGCTGCAGGAACTGTGACATTAGAAGGAGCAGTAGATGTTCCAACACATGGTAATCCTGTTACATTTGTAACTATACCAGGAACTTCTATATCTGTTAGTGCGGCTCAAACTCTAACTACTACTGCAGCTCCTATTAATATTTCATATTCAGCTGTCAGGGTTAAATATGTCTTTAGTAGCGGGACTGGAACTATCACTGCTACTTTATTTGCAAATGATGCATAAGGGGGATTTATGTCAGATGTTGTAAATTGGGTTATGAGTCATGAAGCCGTATTAGCTTCAGTTGCTGTAGCAGTACTAGACTTAGTATTTGCTCTTAATCCTAATACGAATGCTGCTGATGGTGTACTTCATTGGATCTATTTGAAACTTAAAGGCGTTGGCAAAACTCAATAAATTAACACAAGAGCTTAATAAACGAAGACGGCTTGAAGACGCTATAGATCTGCTTATTTTAAGCAATTTAAAGCCCCAAGAACGAGCCAAAATAAAGCGGGGATTAGTTCACTCATTATTAGCTGAAAAACTTGGTATTAGACTTAATGGGCGTTTTAGGCGTGTGGTTAATTTGAGGATGAAAGAGATAGGATACACTCCCTCAATCCTCCACGGATATCCCTTCTTCCGCGGATGCTCCATTCGTCAAATTGATCTTATCCATCTCTGAGATTGTTTTAACAGTCTCTATGATCACTTCACTAACATAAGCAGGTGGCTGACCTTCTAAAATCTTAGCAAAACATTTTTGTGATGCGTCAATGATATTGCTCAAAATCAATAGATCATAGATGGAGGTCTTATCGACATTTGGGAATTCTGATGCTGCCTTGATTTTGGCTTTAATCCGATCTCTGTGCGAATAGTAAGCCATACCTAGATTGTGGTCCTAATCCTGATGAAAGGGCAATAGAAATAACTCTATAAAACAGAATATGAAGCATAGAGTCATGGCTATTAAAAGAAATGTAAGAGAATAGACTGAGAGAAGTACTTTTATCATTTTTATCATAATTTCTTACCTAAGAAATTCTCTAGAATTTCTACTCGCTTTGTATTCACTTTTTCTAATGTAAGATCATTTAAAATAATATCTCTACTGAATTTAACTCTTTGTTCTATCAGAGCTTTTTCATTTAAAATTGATCTTAAATTACTTTCGAAATGATAAGTATTTTCATAAGGCATTATTCCAGATTGATTCCATTCTTCCCAAAGTGGAGCAATAGTCGCTGATCCTGCCATAGTTGCTTCAATCCAATTGATATTAGATTTTGATTGGTTGAATTCATTATCTTCTAAAGGAACAATGAAAACAGCTGGAGCTAATTCATAAATATAATTATGATAAGAAATAATATCCATACCTTCAGACCAAATAGTTTTTTCATGAGGCATGTGATCAGTTAGTTGCCATTGAATATCTCCAATGAAATGCCACTGCCAATCAGTATCTTTATATTCATTAGCTAATTTAATGATTACCTCTGCTTGTGATAAACAATCTCGTGTATGAGTTTTAGATCCTCTCCAAGCTATGATCTTTTTTCTAGGTTTAGGATTTTCTATTTTATGTTTGAATCTTCTAGAATTAAATGCATTAGGAACAACTATGACATTTTTATTAAATTCAGAGTATCTTTTTTGAAGAGCATTTGTAGATACAGTCACTACATCAGCCAATGATAATAGTTTTTTTATATTATCTATTGATTTTGAATAAATTGGATAAGTTGGATTATCAGTTGGAACACAAAGAAGATCATCATCATAATCAATCCATAATGGTATTGAATTTTCTTTATACATTAATGCGACTATTAGTTCGTCTTTTGTATGAGGTCTTTGCATGAAGAGACAATCAGTATATTCCGTACTGGACCAATCATGAGATTGAATAGTGACCCAACGAAGATTATCATATCTTCTTAAAAGTTCTCCTAAGGGACCTATGCCTCTATAGAAACTTGTAGCATCTGTAGGATTAGGAATAGATATTGTTAGACGTGGCATTAATTACTAATCTTCAATTGATCAATTTTCCATTTAATAACAAGCCGACATAGATCTGATATATCAACATTGTGTTGCTTTAGAATGTTATAAGTCTGTTCATCTATTCTAAATGAAAGACGTCGTGTTTTTAAAAGATCTGCTGCTTTAGAGAAATTCTTTTTCTTCCATTCTTTAGGGAACCCATTCTTCTTCATTTACAGTTATTTCCTTCTAATTTCTTATTAATAACAATTGAATCATTCAAATAATAATTCGTTCTACACCATCTACTATCAAGGGTCTTATAATTACCATTATCAGATAGGAAATGATTATTAGCTTCCAGATACCGATATACAGTAAGCCCCTTCTCTCTTTTAATCTCTGTAGGATAACCAAGCTTCTCAGTCAATGAATCCTTTGTCATAACGCTTGTACATCCACTGCAATATGACACAAGAAAGTAGGCTGTTAAAGCATAAACTACTGACATAGCTAAATACTTTTTCATAAAATCTCCTAATAACAATTGGTATAGACCTGATTGCCAATAATAGAGCTGACACAATTAGTATCATTATTAGGAATTCGTTCAGCTTGATGTGGTTCTGGTTTCATTGCTTCACCCATTATTTGAAAAGATCTAGCTGCTGATTGTCCTGATTCTCTCCATTGGGCACTTGAACAACCTGTTAGCATTAACAAAACTAATACGTACTTCATAAATCCCCCTTACTTAACAAACCATATTGATTTGGCTAAATTTACTAATCCTTCTATCAATAAATTGAATATCTTCATTTCATCCCCCATTAATTATATGTTAGTACAAATGTCGGACAAAGTCAACGATTATTTAGAAGGATAAGGAACTTCTCTAATTGTTTGTATTTGGACATCATTTTATTGAGTCCTATCTGATGCCATTCTGTGTGGTGTTGACGGCATAATGGGGCAAGATTTTTAAGCGTATCTGGGCCACCAGAGCCTCTAGAGAGAATATGGTGAGGATCTGAGGGGGGCATAGAACCACATATACAGCAGTTCATCTCTTTTACTTTATCTAAGATAGTTTTATTTTTCTCTCTAATAGGTTTTGGGAATGGACTCATTTTTTCTCAAATATCACATCTAAATTAAGTCTAAATCCATCCATATTGGGATACCAAAGCATTCGGCTTTCAACTTTAAACTTCTTATCTGTTTTATCTATCTTCTCTAAGAAATCCTTCATTAGATCTTTGAATGTTTGTTCAGTTAGAACTTTGTTTTTTACATTCGCTTGCAAGTTTTAAACTTTCATTTTCAATATTTAATTCTCTTACTAAATCATGAAGAACATCTAATTCTTTATGAACTTGTTCTAAATATCTAACTACATTCTTATATCCATCTATCGAGAGTAATTTGTAAAGTCTTTCAATATCTTTTCTGAATATTGTTGTTTTCATTCACCTTTAATGAATATATAAAGAAGCCAAACTACACATAAAAGAATTATCCATGAGATTAAACTCATTTTCCCTCTAAAGCCTTACTAGCTTTAAAGCTATATTCACATCCAGCATCACAATAAGACCAATTTGATTCATTACATAAATTAGAATGACCTGCATTTTGAGCAATATATTCTAATGTCTCAATCAATAGATCCAATCTATCTATAAGCCATTTGATATCATCATTTATAGAAGCATCATAACTTATATAAAGCATCAATCTTAAATCTTCAGTTCTTCTTTTAATAAGTTCTAATCGTACATCAGATCTCATTTACCACCATAAGTATTATCTTCATCCAATGGTTCTCTCATCTGAGGGAGTGGTTCAATAAGTCCTCTTAAAATATAATTAGCACAACGATCATTTAATAATGGAAGATTTTGTTGAAGGCTATCATTTTTCATTTGTCTATATTCACCTGAATCGTTGTCTCCAATACCGATATGTTTAGATTTAAAACCTGGAATATAACAAGATTTAAAACCTGCATGATTCACTCTATTATTGAAATCAGAATCCTCTAAACCGTAGGGATAAAATCCTTCATGAAAGAAACCTAAGGTTTCTATAACTTTTCTACGTATAAGCCACGTTCCAAATAATTATCCCTTGACGACAAGTAAACAATAGGCTATACTGTATTTAACTCGTTGAAAGGAGTTGAATTTATGAAGACCAAACTAGTGAGAACTAAAAAAAGCCTAAAGCCCACACAGATTATGACTCCACCGTGGGCAACCAGGGAAATGATGGCCCTGATTGGAACTAAAAAGTTTAGCGACGAAGACACCTATTTATTTGAACCGTCGTGCGGTGATGGCAGCATGTTGCAAACATGCTGCGAAGAAATTCATAAGGTCCTTTTAGAAAAGTACAGGGGTAACAAAGAACAGGCGTTGGCCGACCTTTGTTTTAAGTTTTACGCCATTGATTTATGCTCTGAGATGGTAGTCAAGACCAGAACAAAAATGTACGAATTTTTAAAGTCGCTTTTAAGTGATTGCAATAAGGACGTTTTTTCATCCTATATTTTAGCAAGGATTATTCACGAAAAAATTGAGCATAAAGACTTCTTTGAGTTTATGAAGGGCAAACAGAATTGCGGCAACAAATGAAATACACCATAAAAGACTTTCGCGCCGACTTCCCGAATGACAAAACGTGCCTCGATTTCATATTCAACAATCGTTATCCGAAAGGTCTGTCATGCCCAAAGTGTGACAAGACCGCATTTCACGCGGTCGAAGGTCGGCGCTCATACGCCTGCGCTTGTGGGTTTCAAGTTTACCCGACTGAAGGCACTATATTTCACAAGTCATCGACACCACTAACGCTTTGGTTTCATGCCATATTCTTAATGAGCCAAAGTAAAAATGGCATAGCCGCTAAAGAATTGCAGCGTCACCTTGGCGTCACTTATAAATGCGCTTGGCGCATCGCTAAACAAATCAGACTTCTCATGTCGCCCGATGGCGGTCCACTTGGCGGTCTTGAAATTATCGAAGCCGATGAGACTTATGTTGGCGGCGTGAGACGCGGTAAACGTGGTCGTGGTGCCGAAGGCAAGACTCCTGTCTTTGGCGTTGTAGAGCGCAAAGGTCACGTTAAAACCCAAGTCGTGCCAAATGTTCGCATGGTTACGCTCATGCCATTAATTCAAGCAATGGTGCCGCCAAATGCTGTTATCACAACGGATGAGTCGAACAGCTATAACAAAGTGAAGTCGTTAGGCCACTTGCATGAGACAGTTCGCCACGGCAAAGGCGAGTATGCGAGAGGCGACGTTCACACTAATACAATCGAAGGCTTTTGGTCGCAGTTTAAACGGTCTGTCCACGGGACTTTTCACGCCGTTTCGCCGAAGCATTTGCAGACCTACTTGAACGAGTTTTCTTTTCGTTACAATCATCGCGGTCAGAATTTACCGCGAGTGATGTTTTCAAGGGTTGCGACGCTTTTACCAAAAGTTTCTTAAAAGGAGTATTTTTCATGGTCAATTTATTGCACATTAAACAAACCAACCTCTTTCCCTACTACTCCAGTAGTGGTAGTGTCGACTTCCAAGATGATCAACTGTGGCTCCTGGTTTCTACTCTTGATGCATGAATTAGGGAGTCGAACCCTTTCTTCTCTTTTCAGCGTCAGCCGGCGTGCTCTGTGCGGTATGACCGCCACATCTTCCGTTACACTATATCCATGCCTAAATAGTAAAACCCAGGATTACACTTAACGTAAGGTCAGCCCGTTAAGAACCAACATGCAGTTTTGCATCCTGTGGGATAAAATACATCCCTTGTCATTCTGATTATCATCACTCTTACCCCTCTTCTATGTTATCCCTACGATCTACGTTTAGCTGTCCTAGCCCATCGAAGATACTGAAGCTCAAGGCTTTACGTGCCTTTAGGTTATAAGAGCTGTAATCTGCCCATATTCAAATTACCGGCTTAGGGCGAATCCGTCGGTGGTTTTTTAAGTGGCACTGCACCGATCCCACTTTTAGCTTGATACATGTCTTTTTTTATGTGAATACTCTAGACATGTATCTTTTGCCAGATGCAGCTTAAGCCCTTTGAAATGCGGAATCAAGACCAAAATCAAGGGGCTTTATTTTTTCTTAAACCACACCGATGTAAATATTACAATCCAGACAGACCTCCTGTCTCCCACGATTGTCCCCCGTCTTTGAAGTCGAGCCCTTCCAAGTTCGGGGGTTTTCACTTGATATTTAAAAACAAATAAGTAAAATACGTTTAGTTCGTCGAGCACACATCAAAACCCAAACAGACCTCCATCCTGTATGGTCCCCTTGGCTTCTTTCGACGAGCTGTCAGGGGGTTTTTATGAGGATTTTATGCAAGAAACTATAGTCACTCCTAAAGGAACAATTCTTCCACTTCTATTAATGCCAAGAAAACATAAAGATAAAAATACAGGTCAATGGATAGAAACTATTAAAGCCTATCTTCAAGTAGCTCAGCGTCTCGTATGGTTTAGAGAAGATCATCCTGATTGGTCTATTAAAACTCAAATGTTAGAGAGGTCACCAGAACATGCATTATTCAAAGCGGAAATCTATGATGAGAAATCAAATCTTATCTCAACAGCCCATAAACAAGAACAAGTCCAACATTGGGCAGACTTCATCGAAAAAGCAGAAACTGGATCAGTGGGAAGGGCCCTTGCAAATTGTGGCTATGGAACGCAGTTCGCTCCTGAGCTTGATGAGGGAGATAGACTCGCTGATAGTCCCACTGAGCCTAAAAGAAAAAAGGAACTACCCGCGCCTGCTCTTGATACGAAAGAATCTCTGCCAGATTTCGGAAGCCCTAATAACGATAAAACAGACTCAAAAGGAAATAGCTCAAATGAGAATGAAATTGGGAACACTAAATTCCCAGAAGGTAGTAAGCACTCTGGACTTACCTTTAGGCAACTTATGGTCCGAGATCTCAAAGCCGCAAGTGAACTCGCAAAATATTGGAAAGGCCAAAAGGAAAAGGGCCAAGATTTAAAAGGATATATTCCAAAGTATTTAGAATTCGCTACCAAACATAATCTATTTAACTTTGATATCGTGAAGTGATGGAAGACTTAATGATCATGACAATAGGATTAGTATGGGCAATAGCTTTAGTTCTTTGGTCCTATCTAGGACTATTATTTGTCAGATATTTAAGATTTAAGTTTAAAAAAAAAGAACAGTTGATGAACGAAGAATACAAAATAGAGGAATAATGGACGAATTAAAACAAAGTATGAAAGAAATAGATAAAGAATTAAAAGAAATCATGGAAGCTGTAGAACAAGAGGGATTTTACGAATTTCCAGATGGAAAATGCAGGATTATGACTGATTACTCCATGTCACCAAAACATAGAGAAAAAAGTGATACTCAAGTTTTTAATGAAATTATAAAGACTGGAGATAAAAATGGAGGCGTTTTTTAACTATTGGTTCTGGCTATTTATGATCATAATAGTTTTTTATATCATCTACGATTGGGATAATGCTTAACTATTTATGTGAATAAATTAATCGGAGCCTTGAGCGAACGTCTACAAAGTATCAATACTGAAGATCTACTCTTTCATTGTTCTATTCCTGTAGAATCACACATAACTAAAAAGAATGGCCGTCCCGTATTTGTTAATCCACGAACAGGAAAAGCTTTTATGGGTAAGACCTATGCTCTAACTAAAGCCGAGAAACATATGTTTATTCATTTCAGAAACAAAGCAAATGAGATGAAAATAGATAAACCTTTTGATTGCCGTATTTGGTTTATGGCTCACTTTCATATTGAACAAAGCCGTTACTTCACAAAGAAAAATGAAATAAATAAAAAGATACCTGATCTATCTAACTTATATGAACTACCACAAGATGTCTTAACTAAAGCGGGAATTATATCAGATGATACTTTGATAGATAGTCATGATGGATCAAGACGTCTTCCTAGTGATTCAAATAAGTTAGAAATATTTTTATTTAGATATAGAGATCTCTAACAGCCATCAGTTCCTGTAGGATCGCAAAGAAAATCTTTGCCTACTTTTTTGGGCTTTCTTTTTTTTTAGCTTTCTTTTTAACTTCTTTTTTAACTTCTTTTTTCACTTCAGGAGTTGGTACCGGACTAGCAGATGGACTAGATACTGCGGCCACAACTTCTTTAGATTGACCAAGAATATTTAAAGAAAAAAGAGTTACAATTAATATGAGTATGATTTTCACTGGTGCCCCCTTATGTCTAATCAAGATATAGTAATTTCAGTATTATTGTCTATGCTGATTTTTATTCTTATAGTCTTTGAATTATAATGGCTCCGAAAATAGGACTCGAACCTATAATCCATGGTTAACAGCCATGTGTGATGCCATTTCACCATTTCGGAAAATAGGCGATACCACTGGAGATCCCAGGAATCTATGTGGCCGTAGACAAGCATCATGCGTTTAAAGTCTTCAACGCCTTCTTTGCTCTCAAGCGCGACTTGAGACGATCGCCTATTACTTATTCATCATGGCTATTAGTTTCGGTCAAGTCTCGAATCTTCTTATGGGCATGATGTATATCAGCCTGCATCTTAGGAATGAGATGTAAAAGGTCACTTAGGCGCTCTATTTGAGTTTGAAGCTTAATTATAGCCACTGTATTCTCAGTAATGGCCTTATCTAGCTTTATTTCTTTTTCTTTTTTAGACATCCACCATTCTCTAAAGATCCAACCAAAAGCTTTAAACATAATGAATAAAACATAGAAGCAACCAATGAATATGAATAATTGGACTGAGTAAGGTAAGTCTTTGATGAGTTCTATCATATAAGGCTCATCCATGAGCCTAATGCCCCGTCCATGAGCTCCCCCCCAGAATGATAATAGTATAAGCCATTATCACCCCTAAAGAAAATCCAGAAAAAAAGCTGTCGAGTTTAACAGATAACTCGATAGGCTTTGCTACTAACAAATCATTAATCTTTGAATCCAAAGTTTCGAATTTAAGTTTATCAGATGTGTATAACCGATACCGAGGTTCAGCCACAAGAATCCCTTCATGTGGAGAGATGTCTCCCTTATTTAATATCAGATCCTGAGCTATCGTTATTGAGCTTAACGACATCATCAAGAGGCATATCATTAATCTTTTTATCAATATTCATCTCATCTAGTTTAATTTCTTTTATCTTATTTTGTTTTGATATGTTAAATAAATTGATTGTCAAAACGATAATAGATATCACTACAATAGCAAACAGAATGATATCTGTAATGTGGATAACAAATACTTCATCCATTGAATTAAAGTATGAGATAAAATTATGGCTAATACAATCGAAGAAATAGTAGAGAAGCCTAGAACACTTATGAACCATGTAATAGGACTAATAGCTCGTGATATCTCTGCTATACAAGCTCAGGGAATGATAGAAAAGGATGGAAAGAAGTTAGTCAAAAAACTACCACATGAGACTGCCAATGATCTTGTTCGATACTCAGTGGCCCTGCTTAACATAATCCGTGATCTAGATGAACAAGATGAAAAGAATCAAAAGACTTTAAATGAAATGAGTGATGCAGAATTAATAGAAGTAACAAAGAAAGCAATTGCTGAAATGGAAGCTAAGAAATGAGTAAAGAAAGACCAGATATAGGAATAAGGGAATATAAAGAATCAGATATACCATTTATTTATTCAAATTGGTTAAGAGACTTTAAATTAAATGGAATGGCAGTAATGAAAGTTAGAAATAATATTTTCTATTTAAATCACCATAAAATATTAGATGAAATTATAGAAAGACCTACTACAAAAATATTAGTAGCACATGTTACAGAGGATCCAGATGTAATATTAGGATTTTTAGCATATGAAGAAAGAAATGATAGGAAAAATATAGCCCATTATTGTCTTATAAAAGAACAATTCAAAAGATTTGGAATAGCGAAAGAATTATTAAAGAAATCAGAATTAGATTTGAATCAATGTGAATTTAGTCATTGGACTTATGATTTGGATAGGACGATATATATTGTTGAGCCTAATCCCAAATGGGATCATAATCGATTGAAAGATATGATGGAAGGAAGAATAAAAGAAGTTGTATACATTCCTAAGTATCCTGATTTAACTTATAATCCATATTTAATATGCAATTTAGGGGGATCAAGTGAAAGACCGAAAAATAAAAGTAGTTCAGTTTGAATCTGGAATCTTAGTTAATCACATTATGAAGATGTCATTTCATGTTGAAAAAGATCACACAGAAATTGAGATGCATCCTAATGGTGTGTTGATCAAACAAAAAGATGGAGATACTTGGGTCTATGCCGCACAAATAAGACAAGTGGATCTCTATCCTGATGAAACCAAAGCAGGCAATTGAAACTCTTCACAGAAGAAAAAAGAATCAATTTGTTGTAGATGAATCCTGTTTTAAAGAACAGATTGATTTTATAGACGATGAAACATCATTTGCTACAGCTTGTTGTTCTCGTCGTGCTGGTAAAACTGTGGCGTGTGCTGTTGATCTTACTCGTGAAGCAATAAGAAAACCAGGACGAGTTAATGTTTATATAACCCTTTCTCGTAGTAACGCGAAGAAAATCATATGGCCTGAACTTATAGATCTAAATAGAAGATATAATCTAGGTGGAATTCCAAATGAAACTGAATTGTCAATGCGTTATCCTGGGAATTCTTTTGTATATTGCTCAGGGGCTAAAGACAAAACTCAGATTGAAAACTTTAGAGGACAAGCCTTAAACAAAGTATACATAGATGAATCACAAGCATTTAGAAATTATCTTCAAGAGATGATCGACGATGTTCTATCTAAAACTCTATATGACTATGATGGTAAGCTACGCTTAATAGGGACTCCTGGACCTGTGCCTGCAGGATATTTTTATGAATGTTGTCATTCAAAAGAATGGAATCATCATGCCTGGACTATGTTTCAAAATCCTTACTTAGAAAAGAAATCAGGTAAAAGTCCTTATATAATAATGCAAAAGGAATTAGAAAGACGTGGAATCACAGTTGATCACCCAAGTATTCAAAGAGAATGTTTTGGTAGATGGGTAGTAGATCCTAATAGCCTAGTCTTTAGGTATGACAAAAGTTTAAACGATTTCAAAGAAGTTCCATCAATAGATGTATCATGGGAATATGTAATAGGAGTTGATATTGGATTTGAAGATGCCGATGCAATAGCTGTAATAGGGTGGAATCCAAAAATTAAAGAATCATATTTAGTGGAAGAGATAGTTCAAACGAAACAAGGAATAACAGAACTTGCTAATTCATTAGAGAAATTGATTGCCAAATATAACCCACTTAGGGTTGTAATGGATACGGGTGGACTTGGAAAAAAGATCGCAGAAGAAATTCAACGAAGATATTCGCTTCCAATTACAGCAGCTGAGAAGACTCGTAAATTCGAGTTTATCGAATTACTCAATGATGCTTTACGAACTAAACGATTCTTTGCGAAATCTATCGGGCGATTTGCCCAAGATTCCCAACTCGTTGAATGGGATAAAGACTCGGAGAAACTTAAAATATCAGATTCGTATCATTCAGATATTACGGATGCTGTGCTCTACGGTTTTAGAGAATCTCTTCACTGGACCTTTATGCCTGAACCAATTCAGCCGAAAGAAAATAGTGAAGAATGGTTTAAAAAACAGACAGAAATGATGGAAAATGAATTGATTAAGCAGTTAAATGATAAGAAAGATGAAGATATCTGGGGAGATTCGGGGAACAATGATTGGGAATGGTAAACCAAAGAAAATGACAGCAACTAAATTACGTGGTCTATTAACCGTAGCTAAAAAGTTCCACGTGAAACGTCTTAAAATAGCTGACTTTGAAGTTGAATTCATAGATGCGGAGTATAAAAGGGTGGGTGTACCACTAGATTCTATAAAGGATGATCCTCCTGCCAAACAGCCCACAGAAGAACAGATGCTTTATTGGTCAACAGACTATGATCCAGAAGAAGATAAAGAGCCTCAATTTAAAACAAACTAAGGATGGTATATGGCTATAGACTACTTGAGCTTCAACAATGCAAACGCCAATGACGCCGCCATAGATAGAAAATGGTGGAAATTAGACAAGACTGAAAGACCACAATCTATCACCAAGATAGTTCAATTCTTAGCTATGTATGACTCTAAACGCCAAACCCAATATCAGATATCAACCAGACTTTATGGCAATTCTAATATAATGGGACTTCATGGATTAAGTTTCTCCAAGATAGTCTCTGTCCAAAATGCTATGAAAGATAGACTCTCATACAATGTGGTTCAGTCCTGCACAGATACAGTCGTATCTAAAATGTGTAAGAATAAGCCCAAGCCATTATTCCTAACTTCAGGTGGAGATTATAAGCTTCAAAGGAAAGCAAAGAAGCTGGATAAATTTGTTGAAGGAATATTCTATGAAAACCATGCTCACAAGAAGGGACCGAAAACTCTCAGAGACGCGGCAGTATTGGGAGACGGTTACATCCATGTATTCCCTCATTACAAGAGAGTCAAATGGGAGAGATGTCTGCCTGGAGAACTATACACGGATTGGGCTGAAGCGTTTGATGGACACCCTAGACAAATGCATAGAGTTAAGAACGTCGACCGAGATGTCCTTATCGAGATGTTCCCGAAACATAAAGAGAAGATTATGGAAGCAAGAGGTGCTGGGGCTGATTTAACAGGAGCCTATCAAAGCATCTCAGATCAAGTCACAGTAGTTGAATCATGGCGTTTACCATCAGGTCCAGAATCAGGTGATGGAATGCATTGTATTAGTATTCCTAATGAAGAACTATTCATGGAAGAATGGGAAAAAGACCATTATCCATTTGCAGGACTTCCTTGGTCAAAACGTATGTATGGACCATGGGGACAAGGACTTGCTGAGCAGATTCAAAACATTCAATTAGAGATTAATAAGATTCTATGGATCATTCAAAGATCTATACATCTTGCTGGAAGCTTTAAAATATTAATTGAGAATGGATCAAAGATTGTTAAGGAGCATTTAAATAACGATATTGGAGCAATCATAAACTATGCAGGCACACCTCCTCAATATATTACCCCTCCTGTTGTTCCTGTTGAGCTTTATCAACAATTACAGAATCTTAAAAACTCAGCCTTTGAACAAGCTGGAATTTCTCAACTCTCCGCCACAAGCCAAAAGCCTGCAGGACTTAATTCAGGAAAAGCTTTAAGAGAATATAACGATATTGAAACAGATAGATTTCAACTCATTGGACAGCAATATGAAGACTTCTTCTTAGATTGCGCAAGATTATCAATTGAATGTGCAAAAGAGATCTATGAAGAAGAAGGTGAATATGAAGTTCAAGTACCTGGTAAGAAGTTTATTGAAACAATTGATTGGGGAGATATTGATTTAGAAGAAGATCAATACTACATGAAGATATTTCCCGTATCATCATTACCAAATGAACCTGCTGGACGACTTCAAACAATTCAGGAATACATTCAAGCTGGGATGATAAGCGTCAGACAAGGCAGACGTCTTCTTGATTTTCCAGATTTAGAACAGGTAGAAGGACTTCAGAATGCAGCAGAAGATTATCTCCATGATGTATTAGAGAAGATTGTTGATGATGGAGATTATACTCCTCCTGAGCCAGAAGATGACCTTTTATTAGCTGATGAATTAGCCCTTGAATACTATCAACAAGGTAAATGCTTAGGTCTTGAGGAAGAAAGATTGGAATTGTTAAGACGATTCAGAAGCCAAGTAAATATATTAAAGCAGAAAGCAATGCCAACACCTTCACCACAACAAATGCTTCCACAAGCGAATCCAATGGCGACACCACAATCAGATTTAATACCTAACATACCAGCGGGTGCTGCATGACAGAAACAATAGACAAAGAAAAGATATTAAAAGAATACATGGATAAACCTGACATCAGGATGAGACTCGATACTTGGTATAAGGTTCATGGAGATCCTGCTACAGAAAGACTAAGACTTGTTCCTCCTATAGTTTGGGATGATGTCCTAAAAGGATATGTTTGGGTTAATAGAAGGACTCGTAGAGGATAAATGGGAGTCATTGAAAAAGCTCCAGAAATTAGATTCTTTACTTGGTATATAACCTTTCCTGATGGTGAGACTAAATGGAAGCAAGATCCATTTCTTCATGATTTAATGTTTGAACTTAAGAATATAGGTTTCAAACTTAAAGCTATAGGAATAGTCGATCATCCAAGTTTTGAGCGTGAACTATTGACTAAAGGCGAATATAAGTGGACTGATTATCGAAAGAATAAATGGCTATTAAGAATAGAGAAGACACCCAAACGCGACAATTGGGTTTAAAGCAAACAAGGGGGATTCAATGCAAGAAGCTTTACAAACCACAGTAGCACAAGAAAATAATACCGCAATTAGCACAATTGTTGAAAAGCCAGTCGTGGCTGAAGTTGCAACAGTTGATGCTACCAAAGT